GTATTGTGCCAACATACTGCTGGTTTTTAAATTGATAGGTTTGTTGTCGCAGTATACAGCCCAAATGCCATCTGAAGCCAGCACTTGCTCTGACTTGTATGTACTCTTATTGGTTATTTCTAATAGTATAACTGGTTTGGGTCTAGACATAATTGATACATATATTTAGCATTAAAATATACGCAGTTAAAAATCTGATCCAACCATCTGCACGGTGATGTTTTCAGCTTCTAGTTTTTCTTGTTCCAGCTGATCTATACGATTTTCCAGTTCAGTCATGTAGCACATCACATCCAACAGCTCAGCCTGGACACCCCGCATCAGTTCGTTTTCCACGATCTGTTTGCCGCCTGCTCCCTGTACCTGTTTAGCTCTGTCATTAAACTGTCTGATGTGATGTAAATTAGGCGGTCTCAAGTGCTTTCCTCAGTGCAGCCGTTAGGTCTGTCTTGTTGGTAAACGGACCCTGATAGGGATACCGCTGTAGTGTAATTAGCTTGGGAGTAAAGCTCTTGCACCAGGTGCGATCAAACTTTATGATATAATAACCAGCACAATGGTAACTGCTGCTCTTGGCTGTCTTGGTATACAGCGGCAGTTTCATCTGTACATTCCAGATGTGGTTGTGCGGTGTATGATTAGTGGGATAGCCGTATACTTCTGTACTTGCTTCTGTTTTTTTAACATCGCGTGTCTTGCGAGCGATTGTGACATTCTTTTTGTTCAGCATCTCTGAGAAGCTGGGAAAATCTTCTGTTGTTTCTCCCACACGATAGCTGACTGCATCTTTCTTTTGTGCAATGGTACCAATGCGTTCGCCAGCATCGTTCTCAATAACCCAGAAACGGTTGTCGATGATAGTTTTAGCTTTTAACATTCATTTATACCTCGTTGAAAAATTTATTATATACTGCTGCAATCACAGCAGGTCTATTAAAACTACTGGATTCATCTGTCTTATTACCAATGGGCATCTGTCCATAATGCAGCACATGTGTTGTAATCAAACTACTTTCTGCCTGTTTGATTTCCTTTTCATGATCCACCGTAATAAATTTATAATTGTCGAAACTCCATATCTCTATGCTAACGTCATTATGATCTAATACCTTGTCATATGTTGCCTGAAAATGGTTAGCCAGCGATCTAAAATCTTTGCTCACACCTCTGTTTAGCTTGTTAAAGCCAAAACTATCCAAACCTCCAAGCTGGCTGTATACTCGATTGCCTGGAGTTCGACTACTATCATTACAACTTTGACCATACTTTATAGGAATATTTCTATACATCATCTTATACAGATAAGATTTAATATCGTTATTCCTAAAGAACCAACTGATCTGAATAGGCATAGTGAACCCATTGCAATCTAACCTGTAATGAGTTAACTGACTCCAATCAGTGTCTGTTGCATGATTAGCCATTGGTATCATCCTTGCTTTCATACTTGTTTAGGTCGTTCAATACATCCCAATACATCAACCAGCCCAATGCAGCCGTAATAGCCAGGGTGCGATAACTAATATCAGCCCAATTTAGGTAAGCGTCCATGGCAATGGATGCCAATACAAACAGTGGCGCCCAAAATTGTATCTTCTTAAACATTAGCAATCTCCTTGGGTAGACTCTTGCTGAGGATGTCAGCCAAAGGTTTTACATTTTCATTCATTTTAACCAATTCATACTTGCTACAGAATTTGATCAGTTGTGTGCCAATCTGTGGGTTGTTCTTAACTTCAATAGCCATCAGATGTGCATCAATATGATCACGGATTTCTGCAGGTTGTGCAGTGAGATCAATCAGTGTGCGATTGGCTAGATAACGATCAATCACACGATGTTCCACATTATTGTGGTCAACCCAGCGTTGCAACATCATGTTGTTCCACGCAAAACCTTTGCGTTCACGATCGGCAAAGGCTTCTTCCAGGCCCACCTTTTTACTAGTACCTTTGGTACGCACACCAGGATAGGCACTGAACACATTGTCACTGGTGTCACCACGCATACACTTTTCAAACAGCAACCATTCAGGATCAGGTACTGTCTTAACTTCCTTGGTCTTCTTGTCCTTCACCGGCTTGCCCCAGTCATCAAAGTAACCATTGAGATTAATCAGCTGATTGGTCAGTCCATTGTAGATGTCCACATTTGGTGCCAGCAACTGCATAAAGTCACTGTCATTGCTCAGGATAGTGTGCTGATCTTGTGGATGTAGTGCAATCCATCGGGCAATAAGATCATCTGCTTCAGCTCGTTCCACACGAATGACAGTGGCGTTGGTACGCTCAGCAAGCCACTTACTAAGATCATCAAAACAAGCCCAAAACTCTGCATCCTCCTCAGCCTCCTTAGTTGACATTTTATCGCGAGTTACCTTGCGATTGGCTTTGTACGAGCCAGTATGATCCTTGCGCCAACTGCGAGCTTCCAGACAGAAGATCACATGATCAGGCTTGTGCAGCCTGTCAGCTTTAAGGATGCCGTTGAAAGTGATGTGCAGGGCCAGACCCAGTTTGCTCCAGGTATCAGCACTCTTGTGGGTGCTGTGCCGCGCACGACTAAACAGATTAGCTGTATCCACCAATAAGTATTTCATGATGTTAATATAACACTAAGTTAGAGGAATGTCAAGAGACTTCTGTCTTACCGTCACCCAGATTTTGTCTTTTGACAAAACGGGCGTTTTCCAAGTTGGTTACATTGCTGCCAGGATATTGATTGCTCAGGATAGTTCTGCAGATGTCGTTTAACCAGGCATCTACAATCTCTTCGGGCTTGCCGCCCTGATAACCATGTTGTGCTAGCAACTGGATAAACTCATCGTTCCAGTCCAATTCCAAACTGCCCAGTCTGGGGTTAGCTGGATCAAAATCCAGTTTAACAACCTTTACATGTGGGTCAACTGCTGCCACAGGTGTTTCTACAACAGGCACAGCCGCAGGTTTCTTTGCCTTGGGTTTACGAGGTTTCTTGATTTTTACCTCAGTTGTGACTGTGGTATACATGGGCTGCTCAGGGATTTTTAATTCCCTGGGCTTGGCCCAGCCGAATAGTGAATCGAATATGGACATTTAAACCTCAGTAGTTGGGAACCTGGTAGCATTCACGGCGTTCACCGCGATAGTAACCATTGCGATCGTATACAGGAACAATCTGACATTCTGTGCGATAAGCTGGCGGAGCAGGGTAATATGCGGGAGGAGCAGCATAGCTGGGCTGACTCAAACCATAGATGGCTCCACCCAAGACCAATCCACCTAACAAGGGAGCAACCCATCCACCGCCACCACCGCGATGATGATGCCCACCACCACCGTGATGACGATTATGATATTGTGCTTCAGCTGGTGCTGTGCTGACTGCTAGAGCTCCGACGATTGCTATTGCTACTGCTAGTTTACGCATGATATGACCCTCCTGGCCTATTATCAGTATACGATATTTATCGCATTTGTCAACAGTTAATTAAAATAGCGTGGAAACAATGACTTAAACCGGGCTATTCCATCGTCGTTGATGCTGAGTACACGGTCTGCGTCTGCTTCGTGGTCGTCATTTAAACAATCTAAATAGGCAAATACTTCGTTAACTGGGACGGTTTCCCGCCCCAGCAGCTTTTGTTCGTACAAATATTTAAGCGACAAATACTCTACTTCGTCTTCGGTTAGCTCAATATCGTATTCCATAGAAACACTCTTAGGCTAGGCTCGCATACAGGTGGATTTGCAAGTTAAGTACAAATCCGTTACGAGCACAATACTGTGCAGCATACTCGTGATTTTTCTGGTTCTCAGGCATGTTCAACAACCCTTCTTCCCAGAAGCTAATGACCTCATCTACTGCACTGCGTTCTTCCATAGTGATGTCGTTCTGGGTGCTACGCATCTGTTTGCTGTTCTTGGGCTCGCGATTGTAGATGTTCATGGGACTGATAAACACCTTTTTGCCAGCTACAGCATACTCATGTGCCCATTCTGGAATTTCGCTGTAAGGACTATTTAGATCAGCGTTCATGACAAACTTGAGACAATCTGCACGATCCATGACATCCTTATTGGGCTTTAGATACTTAACAGGTTGCCCGTTCTTCTCTGAACACTTGGGACTGCATACCAGTGTGGTCTCTGCAGGAATATCCTGCCATACAGTGCCATTGCTTTCAATCTGTGTCCATGCAAACAGGTTCTTGACCTTTTCCAGGAATACACCCAGGTTCTTTTGCAGCATGGGCTCGCCGCCTGTGATGACCAATCCCACCTTTTGATCGAACCATCCAGGTACCTCACCACCAAAGTATTTGACAGCAGCCGCCATGATGCGATCATAGACATCATCAAATGTCAGCCAGTCACCACCGTCGAAGTAGGTGTCACAGAAGCTACATGCCAGATTGCACTTGGCCAATCTGACAAACACAGCAGGTTCTCCTCGATAGGGACCTTCACCCTGTAGTGTATAGAAGATACTTGTAACAAACAGCTGATCTTCAGCAGCCGTATTAAAGTATTTTTGTCCTACGATTTCATTTTTTCCGAACATTATTTCGCCTTTATGTAAACTTTGCCATCTTCAGTGACTTCCCATACTAACACAGTATCTTCAGTCCACCCCATGCGTTCGATAAGCTCTGGATCCAGAGTGATTGTTACATCATCTGAATCCGGAATTTCTTCTACAACAGTGTTATAGATCTTCTCAGTCATCGAGGTTTTCGTTCCATTCGCGGTGTCCTTCGCGGAATGCCATGTTGGCTTGTGTTTCACGGATTTCAACGCGGTAACACCATAAACGCTCAGCTTCACCTGGACCCCACATGTCTGGAATATAAACGGTATTGATATACTTGTACAGCATGTCTGCTAACCCTTCACAACCCAGCTTGGGCAGGATGGTTAACTTAGCCATGTGCTTTTCTTGCAACAGTTTAAATGTGGCCATTTCTGGATCGTCCTCGGCCACAAGCAGAGTATGGTCGAACTGATCTTCTAGTATCTTCTTGAGTTCTTTCAATCCACCGTAGTCTGCTGCCCAATTACGCACATCCAGATCGTTTGTGCCGAAATAGAACTTCATGCTGAAGCTATAGCCATGGATGGTGTTGCAGTGGCTGTCTGCTCGCCACTGGCGATAGGCGCAGGGAAATGCGTCGATGTATTCTTTTGTCGAAGTATATTTGTATGTAATCGGTGTCATGCTTTTCTCCTATGTTTATAATATAGCATAGGCTGCAGAATTTGTAAAGCGGGAATGAAGCCAAGCGCCGCTGTAATTACTTATCATTGCATATCATTTATCATTTTTTGAATTTCTTCTGGAGATTCCTCCACTTCCCAACTGGTGCCCTGTGGGCCGCCATAAACGATAGTTTTTAAACTACCACCCAGTTCCATGGCGTTTTCAAACACAGCTACAATCCAATCTGGATGTATATAGATGGGATTGCCTTTGTGTTGTTCTGTAGCATTTGTTAATTTAATCACTTTGTTTCCTTTACTGTCTTAAACATTGTAGTGTGATAATTTCTGATAGTTTTTGTCCAAAATCTTCTGAATCTGGAATTACAAAATGGTGAACATTAGTGCGGTCACGATGATCATCATAATTGGTAAACTGTACAATCCAGCCACCATCTGCACGGAACAAGCTCATGTCAATACTGTTCCTATCGTTAAGCGAACGATTACTTGGTTCAATTGGCCCTCGCGGTCCACGGCGATTGTCTTCTTCTTGATAAGCAGGATGTTTTGCATTTTTCCAGGCTTTTTTGCTGTGTTTAAGAAACCACCGCTCGAACCATGATAATTTCACTTGATTGTCCTCTTCGTATGCTACGCTAGGTGGTATATTCCCAGCGTACTCTCCTGTAGTAGTTTGGAATATTTTTATATTTTTACTCAATGTAATTGCTGCTCTGGTTTGAAAGATTTGATATTATCACGGTTGTTACTGATAGCATCAACCATGGCTTCATAGTCCTCAGGTTCCAGTGCAGTGCGATAGATACCCAGTGCAACTGTAGTCATAATAGCTGCCACTTCCAGGTGGTCATGCTTGCCACACATGTCATTGGCAAACACCAGTACCTTCTCATATACTTTTAACATGTCCTCGCTCATCGGCTTGCATACTCCTGTTGCAGTTTGATATTATCAAAGAACTCTTTCTTTGTGCCAGGATCTGAAAAGAAGCTGCCCTTTAGCACGGTAGTCTGTGTTAAACTGCTCTTGGCCATGATGCCACGGTTTTCACAGCAGCCATGTGTGGCCTGGATATACACGCCCACATTACTGCTGCCAGTGGCCTTCATGATCTCTTTCGCGATATCATTGCACAGCTCTTCTTGTAGAGTTCCACGACGAGCGCACCATTGAGCAATACGAGTATACTTGCTAAGACCGATAAGGCGATCGGCAGCAATAATACCGATGTAAGCAACACCAGTGACAGGTTGATGATGGTGGCTACAAACACTACGCAATTCGCTCCTGACCACCAACATTCCTTCATAACGATCCTCCATCTCATTGGGAAAAGCAGTTGCATCCGGTGCTGGATAGTAGCGACCTCGCATCAGCTCGTTGACATACATCTTGGCAAGGCGCCTTCCTGTGTCATGGCTGTTGGGATCGTTCTCACGATCGATCACTAAACTATCCAGCACCGCATCAAACTTGGCATTTAATTCGTCAATCAGCTGTTCCTTCTCACCAGGCTCAATGTATGCACTGATGTTATCGCCGGCCCAGTATCGTTTACCGTCTGCTTGCAGACGCTGTTTAATTAGTTTGCTTACTTGTGTCATTCTACACCTCTTGAATTGATTATACTGTACTTAGATGGTAAAATCAATAATTATGATAGCAGTTTATCAATCATTATGTCTGCGTTCAGGTAGTTTTTAATCAGGTCTGCTTCACACTCACGGAGCGCATCCTGATAGTAGGAATAATTCTCGATACGATCAGCAATGAGACCAATCAGTCTCACACGATAGTTCTGATAGTTTTCCCAACTGCTGGTCCATTCTGAGGGATACTTGAACACATCTGGATACATCTCTGTATAACTGGCGCGATCTGGCACCACAGGAATACAACCAGCCAACACTCCTTCCATCTGACTGATACCCAGATTCTCATGCAGGCTGCAACTGAATACCACACTGGCAGTGCCCAGTTTTTCATAATATTCTTGTTTGGTCAAGTTGAGATCCTGCGTAATAGTCACAGGAATCTTAGTGGCAATGTCACGAATAATGCGCGGCTGTTTGTCATCATTGAGGCGATGCGGCCATATCACAGTGCGGTCTCGTTTGTCCTGACGCATGGCTTGCAATGGTTCAATAATTAAATCATGTGGCTGACCTGAGCGTACAGCTCGGTGTCCCACACGACGAGTATCAATCTCCAGATTCTTTAAGAACATGTTCTTGTGAAAGTCTGTAGCATAATAGTTGTAATCACATGCATAGAACCAGGCTGTCTCCTGTTTCCAGGGCCAGGGTTTGGTCATCTTCATGCCCAAGATGTCAGTGGGATCATAAGCACCAGCATGCCAGATACCATGGATCTCAACTGGAATGTCCAGCAAATCGCTCATGTATCTGATAGCTGTGATGATAAAATTCCATGCATCTGTTACTAGAAATTTATCCCCAGCTTTGATCTTGCCTGCTGTAAACATTTCTGCCACACGCTGTGTCTGACTAGCTTTGTACTGATTTGTCACAGCAAAGTCCAAAAAAGCACCAGCAGTGGTGCCAGTCTTGGGCTGTTCGCCATTGATGGTAACAATGCTGGATATGCGACTGTTTTCCATGCCAGCACGAGTCAGCAGTATGGGAATGTTGTCATACCACTGTTGTGTATAACGCTGGTCAATGGGCTCAATGGGAATAATGTAAATGGTGTTCACTGGTTGACTCTCTCAATATCTTCTTCAATACATGCCTCGCCATATTGGATCTCAATAATGTGCAAGGGTTCATTTGCTGGATTGATCAACTGATGCCAACCACCCTGTGGGATTGTGAATACACCGTGCTTATCAATAATCTCAGTATACTCCCTTTCTCCAAAATTGTAAATAATTCTAGCTGTGCCAGATCTGACAAACCATACTTCAGCTCGTTTAAAATGCCGCTGATAGCTGAGACAACGACCAGGCTCCACAACCAGTTCTTTCAACTTGACATCTGGAAACTCTGCCAGCACATCATAGTAGCCCCAGATGCGGCTGGTACGCTCACTCTGCCATTTCTTGAGTATCCAACTACTGCTGTTGGCTTTGTTGTCTCCGCCCACACCAAAGGTAAAACTCAATCTTTCGCCCCAATCCACATCCTGTTCAGGAATATTTTCAGTGGTACGGTCACCACCATTGGCAAAGATCACTTCCTGATAGGGATACTGTAGCATGACCTGGTGTATGGCATCTTTGGCACTGCCGTCTGTGTCATCAAACTCAATGACCACATCCACATCACGCATGGCTGCAATGATAGCTGCTCGTTCGATCAGTGGCATGAACGCCCTGCCTTTTTTGCGTTTGAGCCAATCATCGCTGTTGACACCAACTACCAGAGTCTGGCCCAGTGCTTTAGCGGCTTGAATATAGGCCAAATGCCCACTGTGTACTGGATCAAATCCGCCTGTGATTAAAACAATTTTATTCATTGAAACTTTCCGTAAATCCTCTGGAGATGGCATTACTAAACATCAGTGAGGCTGATGATGCACATTCTTTATTATAGAATTCTAACACAACAGCACCTATACCGCAATTTATAAAATAAAAATCAATATGATATTTGTAGCCAGCTTCGCCCAGGCGATTGCTGATATAGATGGCAGCTTCCACATCTTGATAGTTGCCGTTCAATGCTCCTCCCTCTGGCACATTGGGATTATATTGGCTACGATCGGTTATAAGACTGCTGTTAAAATATATTTTCATTTTTTTTCCACACATTCCCACCACAGGGCCATGTAACTGACATAGCTGATATCTTCGAAATATATCTGAATACAGTTATAATTTTCATTGGTTGCTGCAGGATTTAGGAACACATAGTCAGTGCCGTTACGCAAACCTTGGCGGGTACATTCATGTTTGATACAGTACATCAGATCCTGCTTATTAATCCATCCCCGTCGTGAATTTTCATTAAAGACAAACTCAGCAATATGATTACTGCTGAGTTGCCGAGGATATACTCTCTCTACTATGTTGTACACCTGGCAGGATCTTCCTTAGTGAAGTCGACTCTCAGCCGCAGCAAATTGATCTGCGTCTATCAACCAGTTATTACGCACCGGATCACCTCGACGATGCCGCTCATATTGCCCATAGGGGCTATTTCGTTTATACAAATCTGCTTCGTCATAGACAAAGCCATACTCTACACAGAATGCCTTGTAAGCATCCAGTTCATCAAACACACGGTTTATTTGCTTATTCTTGATCATTGGTATCAGCCTTTTTATAGGTTACTTTGCAACCGTTTTCATTATCTTCGCTAACTTCAATAGTGATGTTCCTGCCAGGGTACTTTGCACTAATTTGCTCATATAGATCATCTGCAATCATCTCACAGCTCTTGTAGTCCAGCTCAATAACAGGTTCATTTGCCCCGCCATACAAGCTGATCAGCCAGCGTTTAAACTGGATGAATTCAATATCACGATCATTGTGAAAAACTTCAATACCCACACAAAAGTGAAACATGTGGCGATGTGGATAACCCAGGAAGCTGACATCTGCCAAGTTGGGATCAGTTGCGGCTGCTGGGTATTTGTGAATGCCTTCCATCTGGAACTTGACCCAGATTTCGCAATAGCGTTCCATTTTATCTCCGTAGGGTCCATGAATGAAATGATCAGTTATGATAGCATCAACAGCAGGCAAATCCTGTGCTTGTCTTACTGCATCTGTAAATTTGGTTGTGATATAAATGTCGTTATTAGACATCGTTGGGTTTTCCTAAATTATATACTTCCAGTGCCAGACGATAATCCTGACACAACTTTTCTAATTTCTCTACACCTTTGGGATCAACCATAACATCGTGATATACAATGCTTTCCTGATTGAACACATACTTGACTGCTGACCACACACGCTGATACCAGCTTTCGTGGTTGTTAAGATGATATTCCACAATCATTTCTGGTGGATTGCCACTCTCAGGATCGGCATAGTTGTTCCAATCCCACAAACTGACTCTGACAGTGTGATCAAAGTCAGTACATTCACATTCCAAATAGATACGCTTGCTAAGATCTGCGTTATCGTCTGTCATAACTGTTCCTGTGTGCATTTGAATATACCATAACAATACACTAGACTAGTGTAATTGTCAATCAATTTGTTCTTCCAGTTTGTCCAGTTTTTTCTCATCAAGACCGCTGTCATCTCTGGCAGTAGTGGGTTCATACTCTATTTCCTGGAACAAGTTGTTGAAAGAGGTGCTGCTGTTCACAGCTTTCTTACCCAAGAATCCATTGGCACTTGATCCCACAATGTCCATGTACCAGCGGTTATGCTCTTCCACATAACGATCAGCTTCAGCACGACTCTTAGCACCAAAGATGCGGTCCACAACATCACGGAAGAATAAACGATCGAACTTCTCTTGTACCAGACTGGCTGGTACAATGCCTATATCATAACGAGCATTGCCATCTTGTACTGCACGGATATGAGCAAAGATGTTGTGGCCCATAAGCAGTGCATAGCTGAAGCTATCCCAGCTGGTGCGGCCTTCTTTGCCAATCTTGTTGAGATCGCCGGGCTTGTAGTGGCAAATGTCACTGATACCACAGGCATCAATAATGGGACTCTTGATAAAGTCAGTGAACAACCCGTCCTGCATCACAGCATCACGGAAACCTCTGGGGTCTGTGGCATACTTCTTGTCATCCACACACTTGCCCATCTTGTAACTCCACTTGCCGCGGTCGTTGAGACGGTTCTCATAATAGACCTGACCGTTAGCTGTGGCCAGGAATGGACTTGCACAGTCAAAGCTGATGCTGAGTGTGGGATTATGATACTTGCGAATGGCTCTCTGAATGTCTGTGAACATCATTGCCCATTCCAGCTTACTGGTACCCAAGTAATGGATCCAGTCCTGTACACCAGTTTCCAGCAAGCCATCATAGATCAAGCTGACCAGACGTTTGAGCACCAGATGTGGATCACATTTGTTTTGTGATCCCATGGCCCAACCGTTGAAGTGGTCCACAGGAAAGTGTTTGGGATCTGAATACTTCTTCATTTCCTCATACCACTCGTCAGCTTGTGTATGATTATCACCCTGTAACACTGTCAAGAACTTGCAACGATGTTGGCGGTGACGCATCCAGTATTCAAAGTTATACTTGCTGGCGTCAACCGCTTCCTGATATGTACTGATCTTAGTAGCTTCACGACCACGAGGAGTACGGCCTACCCAGCCGGGAATATCCAATCCCATGCCATAGTCCATGTACTCTTCCATCCAGTTGAGAACCTGCACACGCTTCTTTTGTGCCCGTTCACAACCAGATCCTGCTCGCCAATCACCTTCCCAAACACCTTTAGCAATCTGGAATCCCCCAGAGTCGCCCAGGATGAAACTGTTCTCATCACGAGTACGCACCATATCTTCCTTGGGGTCAGACCCAATTTCCAGATTGGCATGTCCTGCTGAGTACAAGCACCAGGGGTATTGAAATACTCCTTCTTTGGGATTGAGGAAGTTTAATCCTTCCATGCCTCCCAATCCGGCGGGAATACGAGCTGGATCAACATATTCTGCAAACCGCTGCTTGCCAATGTAAGTGGCATAAAAACCACTTAACGCTGGCAAGAACAGTGCATAATCTTCTTGATTGGTCTTTAAATCTACTTTGTTTACAGTCATTTTTTACTTTGTCTCTGCTGGCAGCAGGTATTCATACTTGATCAGTCCTGAGTCCACAATGATCTGTGCAACGCCATCATCACTAAACTGGATGACCTTGTCGCCATGCAGATTCAAGATACCCTGGAACACACCCACATTCCATGCCCAGCCGCGAGTCAATTTGCCTGCAACTGCATGTTGGAATACAAAGTTACCAGCATGTGAGCTGGGGTCACCAAAGTAGAACTTGAGATCAGCACCATCAGTCTTGGCAATGAAATATTTTTCTTCACTGTTGGCCTGTGCCTGATACTTGAGGCGAGCAATGTTAGCAATGGTAGGTTCCATTGTGATATGCCATGTGGCACCCTTAAACTTCACTTCCTTTAACTTGTCGTTAACCAAGTTAGCTGCCATGAAGCGATAGGTGTTGCTGAAGTCTGCATTGGCATTGACAAAGCTGATGCTGTCTGGAACATCCACACCGTCACGATTCTTTTTAGCAATGCCAATCTGAGCATTCTCCCGGTATTCAGGAATGTTGAGAATGGTGTTCAGTGTACCCAGATTGGGCATACCAAATGTGCCTTCAAACAGCGGATTAGCCTGATTAAACTCCGCCTTCATAATTACTTTTTTATCTTCAGTGGCAGTATCCAATTTGGTACTGGCGTTGTCGCCAATAACCCTGACCAAATCAATGCCCAATGGCTGTGTGTGAGCAACGATGTCTACTAGAAAATCTCTCATGTTTGTTTACCTTTCTGTTATAGTATATAGATGATTTCAACTGATTGCAATAATTTTATTCAAACAAGCTGTTGAATGTGTTGGATATTCTGGTGGCATTTTCCAAGTCCCAGTCCAACACGCCCAGCAAATTGTCCACTTTCTGCGTGACAATAGTGTCTTCCATTTCCTGCTGATCAAATGGCAGCTCTTTGAACCATTGTGGTATGCGGCTCTCGTCTGTGGGATAGCCTATGCTGGTCAGTCCCAGTGGATTGGATCTCAGCTTGCACACAATGGTTTTCATACCGTCTGTGATCTCAATACTGCGATTGTCTGAGTGCATCCTACGCAAATGATTCCAATTGATAGCTGCTCTCACATGTCCTGGCATGTTTGCCCGACCCTGCTTCTTTTCCAGATCACCGTAATAGGTCAGCTTGTTCACACGCTTGGGTGTGCCTTTCTCCCAGGCTGGACGCTCTTTAAACTCCAGCTTGAAGTCACGGATAGCTTGGATAATCTCAGACTTGTCTGCCCCATCCAGCGTCTGTTTAAGAATTTCACTGAGGAAGTCCTGTACCACCTTGGGAGTATCTGAGCGTTTGAGATCCAGTCCCATGGCTTTTACCTTGCCTGATTTGCCTTCTGAATCCAGTCGCTTGCCCTCCAGATCATAAATCAGCACTGCATATCGCTTCTTTGTGATAAACAGTCCACTGGCAGCAACCAGTTCGCGGCCACCTTTAATGATATCACCCAGTTCAAGTGTGGTGTGAAATGCACGATGCATAAAGTCTGGGAATGTGGCATTGACCTGATCGCTGATCTGATCATACAGCTTTACACAGATGTCTTTGTTCCATTCCATGTCACCACGAGTTACATCAGCTTTGATGATAGGCCAAGCTGAAAAGTAAACACTGTCAGTATCACCGTAAATGATGCTTTCGCCCACATGATCATACTCACCAGTGATCATCTGATTAACTGTGGCATCCATGTGTCGGGCAATAGCTCTGCCGCCCAGTGTGGTGCTCTGACCGATACGCTGATCAAAGAATCTGCATCCGCCGTTGAGGATAGCACCATACAGACTGTTCAAGTTAATCTTTTTCACAAGCTGGCGTTTGTCCCAGAAGGCTCGTTCCTTGGCATCTGTACTGGCTCGCATCTTGGCTTGCAGTTCTTTACGCTCGGCATACCAACGCTCCAGCAATCCTGGGATCACACCCTGCTTTTCCAAGTTAAAGATAGTGCCATTAGCACTGACACACCAGGGTTTGTTGGTGTTGAATATGAAGTTATACAACTGCTTGGCACTGTATATCTCTGACTCGCCGTTCTCCCAGTCCACAGTTATCTCTGTGGCTGGGTCAGCCTTCATCATGGCTTCATATTCCAGACTGCCAAACAGCCCTTCCCAGGCCGCTGCCATGCTGCTACCTCTGGCAATTTTGTCAGCAATATACGCATCTGTCATAATGGGACGCAACTGGCCAATCACAGTTTCTGGCCCCATGTTCAGTGCTCTAATAGCTGACGGATACAGACTGTTGATATCGATAGCACCAATGTACTGATGCAATCCTTTTTTAGGATAGGCCACATAAGCACCAGCCACTTGTGTTTCGCTGGTGTCTGTTTTCTGCTTGCGATTGGGCACCACCATGCCACGACGATGTGCTTCGTTGATAATAGCCTGCTCAGTCACAGCCACAGCACCCATTGTGGTCTGTAGTAGCACAGTGTTGGCATGTGCCAGTTCGTTGGCCAGATCGATGAAGCGAAGCTTCTTGTCCAGCTTGTCCAGCAGTGCCACATCCTGTCGGGAGTATGTGATAAATGTTTCAAAGTCCTGGTTGTATAACTGGTCCAGGCTGCCTTCGTATGCTGTCTTGCGTTCGTTCAGTTCATACTCGCCGATAGCATCAAGGCTGTAACTGTGGCGCTCTTCGTAAGTATACTTACGATACAGTTCCATATAATCCATGTGAACCCGGCCAACCAGGTCAAAAGTAAGTTGATCCGCGCCATATTTCTCAAATATTCTCTCCTTGGGAAACTGGTTCCACAGACAAAATCTACGAGTGTCATCTTTACTTAACACTCTGGCCACACGGTTTACCATATAGGGAATATCAAAGCCACCTGAGTTCCAACCTGACAGGATGTCTGCATCCTCTATCAGATCCAGGAATGTCAGTAGCAGATCAGCTTCGTTTTCAAACATGAATGTGTTGTCAAACTTTGCACCCACCTGATTGGCCTGCTCAATGCTCATGCTCTGAGGCGGCAATGCTAGGGTAATCAGCTGATCCATCCAGTTCAGATACACTGTGATGGCACTGATCTTTGTGAACGGATCAGCTGGTGTTGAGTAACCACGCTTGTTGTCAAAGTCAGTCTCAATATCGAAAAATGCAATGTTGAGTTCTGGGGCATCTTTGTTGAGATAGTTGTCTTCCAGACAGCGGAAAATGGGATTGATGTCTGACTCAAACAACTGTTTGCCGTTGTGTATGGCTAGTTCTTTGCGAAACTCTTTGCTGCTACGAGTACTAACGCGGCTAACGGGAGTATCAAAAATACTGCGCCACTTACCGCGAGGATCAGCGTAATAAAAGGTATAAACAACAGGATATTCAGTATAGATCCGTTTGCCATCAACCCTCTCTACCACATGGATTCGTTCTTTCTGCCTGTCCAGCAGAGCGTCTACATAACTCATAATTATCTCCCGGCTGCTTTTGGCCAGCCTGACCATTCTGCATCGTAATACTACGGCTTATTATAATTTAGTCGTCTGCGTTTTGCAATTTATCTGTACTATTGAGGATACTTTCAATCATATCCAGATCTTCGCGAGCCTTATCAAAGTCACGCTTCTGTGCCATCTTGATGGCCTTCTTCAACAGGCCAGGTTTGATCTGCATTTCTTCTGCAATAGCTGAAATAGTATCGTTCAATCCGCCTGACAGCACTTCAATTTCTGTCATAACACCCATGCTTTCTGTCATCAATGACTTCAGCTTGGCTCTTTCTTCTGGGTTAAAATTTCTTGTGGTCATTTCTTATCATCCTCTTTTAACATAGCTTCTACTACTTTATACTGTTCGTACAGATCTTTCAATACTGGATACTTCTCATGCTGCTCAAAGTTAGGAGTAAGTATCAACAACCGTTCTTTGACAGTTTCCATCATCATAGCCATCTCGTCCAGATTGATTGTGTTCTTCTTGGTCTTGATCATGGCATCACCATCGCCTTCTGCCATGATGCTTAGTATGCTTGTGCTCCTCATTGCTGTTGAACTCGTATAACTACCGGTTGATGATAATGTGCCATACATGCTGGGGCTAGTGATTCCCAATGTGCCAGATGGTAAGGTAAAACTACCGGTGGCGCCAACAGCGCCGCTACCTACCGGAGGAACAGCACCATATCCTGAATAATAAGAACCTGCTCCGCCACCGCCTCCACCGCCTATGATGGTCGCGGT